TCCAAACGTTTATTCAGGAAATAAAGTAACTTTGGAAACATGGCAACGAGAATTAGACTCAGGATCTTTATTAGTCAATTCTGCTAACTTTAAAGAATCTGCTTTAATGTGGTACAGCCTTGATCATTTATATTTTAAAAGAGCTGGTAAGCCTTTTGAAACATTTGGTTACTCAGATCCATATAAAATAGAAAGAACTTTATTTGATGAAGCTTCTATTATTTCAATTCCACAAAAACAATTTGGAGAAGGAATTAAACCAGGTTCGGTTAAATTGCATTTAACTAATCCTGCATTGTTAGCAACTTCAATGTCGTTTGTAGATGATGGAAAAGGTAATTTAATAGATTTAGCATTACCAGAGCCAGTTGATCAAGAACTTTTATATTTAGGATTTAATTCTTCTACATATGCAAAGAATTGGACTTCAGAAACAGTATCCACTGAAGATACGGATATAGTAAATGTATTTAAAGTAGATACTATAGTACCTGAAGTAACTGTAACAGGTAAAAATGTTTGGATATCTCCTAAATATGAATTACCTTCAGGATCTTGGGGTAATGCAGCACATTTCTATGAAGATAGTTATATTCGAATTCCAAACAAAGATGAATTCAATTTTAAACAATCTCAAGATTTTGCAATTTCATTCTGGCTTAAGCGAGATGCAGTAACTGCAACAGATCAATATGTGTTATCAAAACGCACAACAGGCACGGCAGAAACTCTTAATAAAAAATTAATTAATACCTCAGATGTAAATGTAAACGCATCACAATATCCGTTTGAAATTTATTATCCTTCTGGTTCATTTGCATTAACTTGTAAAATGTCTGATGGCGGAAGCACTTCTATATTATCAAACATACATAATGTTAGTGATCGAATTCACGTAATACTTCAAAAAACAGGTTCATTAATGCAACTATGTATTAATGGAGTTGTAGCTGGTAGCACAAATGCGCCAAAAGGTAATTTTCATAACAATGCAGATGTATTTTTAGGCTCGTTAGGATTAAATTCAAATAGTATAGGCAATAAAGGATTTGTAGGAGCTATTGATGAATTTTTCATTTTCAATAAAGCATTAAATACCACAGAAAGAACTACATTATCAACTACTTCATATGATGTATTAATGAGTACTAATACCAATGCAGTTGGAAATGTATTTTATGAGCATGGTATTATCGTAATTTCAGATCCTAGACCAAAATATGGAAAAGGAATTTATAGAATGTTCAATGATAAAGTATATAACTACTTAACAGGTCAGACACAGCAAGGTAATTTAACTGAATTTTATTTAGAATTTAATTCAACAGTTACTTTATATGAGCATGAATATATTTGTAAACTAAAAGAAGATGAATTTAACTTTACATCTAATCCAACAATTCGAGAAGATAACAATGTAAATTCAGAAGTACCAAAACCAATGGTATCTAATAGTCATTTTGCTCCTTATATTACGACAGTAGGTTTATATACTAAAAATGGAGAATTAGTAGCAGTAGGAAAATTAGGAACACCAATTAAAAAACGAGATGATGTTGATTTAAATCTTATCATTCGTTTCGACATATAAAACAAAATATAGTTATGGCAAGAAAAAACCCATATAGTAAAAAAGCGGTTGCAGCTAAGTACGGATTCCGTAGTGGCTTGGAAATGGATATTGATAATTCTTTAAAAGAGCAGGGAGTTGATGGAGAGTATGAACAACATATAATTGAATATGTTAAACCAGAAACCAAACACAAATATCACCCTGACTTTAAACTTCCAAATGGAATATTTGTAGAAACAAAAGGAAGATTTTTAACAGATGACAGAAAAAAGCATTTGTTAATTAAAGCTCAGCATCCAGAATTAGATATTAGATTTTTATTTCAAAACTCTAAAAGTAAAATTAGTAAAGGATCAAAAACTACATATGCCGATTGGTGTATAAAGTATTCGTTCAAATTTGCAGACAAAGAAATACCTGCAGATTGGCTAAAATAATTTGGAGTAACCGAATGATTATCTTATATTTAATCTAGATGATAAGTACTAAGCTAATCCAATTGATCGAGTCTGTCTTAGGCAGAGGTAAGGTTACTAACAAAGGTAACATAGCTCATCATTGTCCATTTTGTCATTCTCCTAGAAAGAAATTAGAAGTACAATCTGTTACAAGTGATAAAGGAGAAAATCCTTGGCATTGTTGGGTTTGTAATAAGTCAGGTAAAAAGCTTTCGACCTTATTTAAGGCATTAAACGTAAGCCGTGATAAACTGTCTGAGCTGTATAAATTACTTAACAGCCAACCCAAATATAGTAACAGTAAGAACGACGGCTTACGCCAATCTATGACGGTCCTAGACCTGCCTAAAGAGTATATTCCCTTGTATAAACATTCTGAATCTATAGAATATAAAAATGCTATACATTATTTAAGAGCCAAACGAAAAATATCTCTTTCTGAGATAGTAAAATATGGTATTGGATATTGTGAATCAGGTGAATATAGTAAAAAGATTATAATTCCTTCATATGATGAATTTGGTAAATTAAATTTCTTTGTAGGAAGAGCTTATTACGACGCAGAATCATTTAAACATAAAAATCCAGACTATTCTAAAAATTGTGTTGGATTTGAATTATTTATAAATTGGTCACTTCCTATTGTATTAGTAGAAGGTGCATTTGACGCAATTGCAGTTAGACGAAATGTTATTCCATTATTTGGTAAAACTATATCTGAAGATTTGCGTAAAAAGGTTATAGAAAACAAAGTTACTCAAGTATATATTTGTCTTGATAAAGACGCTCAAAAACAAGCTCTAGAACACGCAGAGTATTTTATGAACAATGGAGTGCAAGTTTATTTTGTTGATTTACAAGAAAAAGATCCAGCAGATATTGGATTTGAAAGAATGTGTACATTAATAAAAGAAACTCAACCATTAACTTTTGCGAAATTCATAGAGTATAAATTATTTGCATAATGAAAACATTTAATATTGGAATAGATAAAATTGATAAAATATATCATTTAGCTGATATCCACATTAGAAATTTAAAAAGACATCAAGAGTATAAAACGGTATTTGAAAGAACTGTAAATGCTATTAAAGCAACTATAGGTCCTAATGATATTATATTTTTAGGAGGAGATATTGTGCATGCCAAAACGGATATGACACCGGAATTAGTACAATCTGTGCAAGAGTTCTTTAAAATGTTTGCAGATATTGCTCCGACAATATTAATTACAGGTAATCACGATTGTAATTTAAACAATAAATCTAGATTAGATGCATTGACTCCAATTGTAAATGCACTTAATCATCCAAACATGTATTATCTCAAAGATTCTGGGGTATATCATATAGCCGACAAACACTTTGTAGTTATGTCTGTTTTTGATAAACCTAAAGATTTCATCAAAGCAGATTCATTTACTGGAGATTATAAAATTGCACTTCATCATGGAGCTGTAAATAACGCTTTAACTGACATTGGATTTCGTTTAGTTAATGACAATGTAGATATTGATACTTTTAAAGGATATAATATTACATTGTTAGGAGATATTCATAAACCTAATCAATATTTAGACGAGGCGAAGACTATCGCATATCCAGGATCACTTATACAGCAAAATTACGCAGAAGCTTTACTTCATGGAATGTTAGTGTGGGATACAAATACATCTCAAGCAGAGTTTGTAGAAATTCCAAATGACATTTGCTATTATACTTTGGAAATTGATAATAGCAATTTCAATCCAATTCCAGATTTATTAAAAGGTAAAACAATTCGTCTTAGAATTAAGTCACAAAATACAGAACCCGCAGATTTAAAAGCAGCTATTGCTGAAATTAAAACTGATTTTAATATTGAAGAGTTTACAATTCAAAAAGTTAATGACTTTACTCAAAATAAAACTCGAGTACAAAAGATTAATATTGGAGATGTTCGAGATACTGAATATCAAAATGAACTTATTTCAAAATATTTAGAAAATAAATTTGCGTTAGATGATGATATCTTAGATGGAGTTCGCCACGTTAATAGAACTGTAAATTCAGGATTACCTACATTAGAAATAAATCGAAATGTATCTTGGATTCCAAAGCGATTTGAGTTTTCAAATATGTTTAGTTATGGAATTGACAATGTAATTGACTTTACTAATATGAAAGGAGTGTATGGAATATTCGCTCCTAACGCTTCAGGTAAATCAACAATGTTAGATGCTATTACATATTGTATATTTGATAAATGTGGAAGAACATCTAAAGCTTCAAGTGTAATGAATAATAAATCTGGTTCGTTTAAATGTAAATTTAACTTTGAATTAGATGGAAAAGATTATTTTATTGAAAAGATAGCAACTAAAGGAAGAGGTAACCACGTAAGGGTAGATGTTGACTTTTATACTATAGACGATTTAGGTCAAAAAGAATCTTTAAATGGTAAAGAAAGAAGTGAGACAAACGATCATATCAGACAATTATTAGGAACTTATGAAGATTTTGTTTTAACTGCGTTGTCAGTGCAAAATAACAATTCAGGGTTTATTGATATGGCTCAAAAAGATCGTAAAGATTTGTTAGCACAGTTTTTAGATATTAATATATTTGAAGATTTGTATAATATTGCCAATCAAGATATTAAAGAAGTAGCTACATTAGTTAAAGAGTATCAAAGGCAAGATTTTGGAACTCAATTAGCACAAGCAATAACAGACATTGACACTTTCTCTAAAGAACATAAAAGTTATCAAATTGATAAACTTGAATTAGAAAGTAAAATTGAAAAGATAAATGAACAAATACTTCAATTAACTGGAGATTTAGTTCCAATTGATTCTTCAATTGAAAATATTGATTTATTAAATGACACAAAATCTAAAGTAGAAAAATTAGCAATTGATTTAAGCATTGATGCTGTAAATAAAACGGAAGAATCATCTAATGTTGAAATCAAAATTGCAGAATTAAATTTGGAATTGAATAAATTTAATATTTCAGAAATTCAAGCTCGTATAGATGTTTTAGAAAGTATTAAAACTAATGAAAATACTTTAGTAGGTCATGTAGAAAGGCTTAAAGCAGAAGTTCGTCATAAGCTAGAAAAAATGGAAAAGCTTAATGATTTAGAATATGATGAAAATTGTAAATTCTGTATGGATAACGTTTTTGTTAAAGATGCTATTGCTACTAAAGCTTCTATAGAGCATGATAAATCAGAAGCTCAAGAGTTAGCAAATAAATTAGATGTAGTTAAGCAAAAAATTGCAGAATTAATTCCTTCTGTTCAAGAAAAAGAAGATTATAATAAATTGCAAAGAGAAATTCATCAAAATGAATCTGTTAAATCTTCTATCGAATCTGCATTACATCAAATAGATTCTAAACAACATCAATTAGCAACTAAATTAAATGAAGTTGTTCATCAAATTGAAGAATATTATAAAAAAGAAGCTGCTATTAAAGAAAATAAATTAATTAAAGCAGTTATCAATAACTTAAATGACGAGGTATCTTCATTGAAATCAGATTTAAGTATTTTAAATGATGATATTTTAAATTGTCATTCAAATATGTTAGTTGCTGAAAAATTAAAAGAAAAAGCAGAAGAATCTATTGTCAAATTAAAAGATTTAACACAGCAGTATAAATTCTATGAATACTATTTACAAGCAGTAAATCGAGATGGAGTTCCATATGACTTAATTACTACGGCAGTTCCATATATTGAACAAGAAATCAATAATATACTTACTCAGTTAGTTGATTTCAATTTAATGCTTGAAATGGATGGTAAAAATATTAATTGTTATATTGTATATGATCAAGATAACTTCTGGCCAATAGAATTAACTTCAGGAATGGAAAAGTTTGTATCGTCACTAGCAATTAGAACTGCATTGATCAATGTATCTTCATTACCTAGACCAAATTTCCTAGCTATTGATGAAGGATTTGGTGTACTTGATTCTGACAACTTAAATTCCATATTCAATTTATTTGATTATTTAAAAAGTCAATTTTCATTTATGTTAGTAATTTCTCATATTGACTCTATGAGAGATGTAGTAGACCATTTAGTAGAGATTGTTAAAACCAACGGAAATTCCAAGATCTATTACATTTAGATATTTATTTTAAATAGATACCTAATCAAGTAATGGCTAAAAAAGAAATAACATACCAAGGTCTAGTCGACTTAAACGTTCAGGTAGAAGACATTAGTTTAAGCTCACCTAATTATTTCAGAGTGTCTAAACTGCCTTCTGAATTTACTGCTGGTAAAAACGTGTTTCGGTTCAAAGGAAACGCTTCATTATTTGCAGAAGGAGCTCCTATATACATTGAAATTTTAGATGCAAATGGAGATCCAATTTATTATGAAACTAGTTTAGATTTAGAGTCAGCAGAACAAGCTGCTATTGTTACAGTTTATATAAATGAAGATACTGCCCCAGGCGTAGCAATTATTGCTATTTGCAGTACTGCAAACTATGACATTGATGGAAAGATATTAGATACAACACAAATTAATGTTCGTTGGACTAATCAAATTTATATTGA